TAATGGTGTTTTTCTTTGGTATGATGATACTCGTAGCGACACCTTCTCTGTAAGGTTGAACCTTTAAGGTGTGTGGTTAAGTGTGAACGTGCGCGGTTAAGAGCGCTTGAGCGTGATTGAGTTTGTGCCTCTGAAAAAATGCGTTGAAATTAAAAAAAGGAAAAGGTAATGAAGAAGAAAAATAAAGAGCAGATAATATCTAACTATAAAATATTGAATGATGCAACTAAGACTCTTGGTGCGCTGCGTGATGGCGTGCGACTACAGGATATGGACATACATCAAATACAAGTAAGTTTGTTAGATAAAGATGATGATGGTATAGTGTTCTGTTTAGAGTATGATGATTACACACAAGAGTTGAATAAGACTTTCCACACTATGCAAGAGTATTTCGATTGTGAGTCTGCTGACAAAGTGATAGAGATAGAACTAGAAGAACATCAAGAAGAAGAAGATGAAACTAAAGAACCTTTATTAAATTGATATGAGTGGAACTAATATAGTCTGGAAGGGTGATGTTGAAATAGATGTGGTGAAAAGAGATTCACTCACTATGATGGAGTATCAAGCAAACAAACAAATAGATTTACTTAAAAGACAAGCGGAACTTCTAATGAAACAAGTGAAAGAAATACAAGATAGAGTAGAGTTGGCTCATTTGGTAGCGCAAGCCAAGTATAACTTCAAACCAGTTTTGATGAAAGAATACTATCTATATAAACATAATGAAAATGATTACACACTTTGTTTAATCTCGCCAGAAGAGTGGGGAGATGGTTGCCCGTATGGTGAGTGCACAGCTCGAGTACGACAGCTTGGAGATTCAACGTGGGAAGAAGTAATACCAGAGGAAACTGAAGATGAGTAATGTAGGTTATGTTTTAGGTAACGGCCCAAGTAGAGACAGAGAACAAAAACAATATGATGGTGTGACTTATGGTTGCAACAGTATCTATAAAGAGATGGCCGTAGATGTACTGGTGAGTATGGATGCTTGGTATCAGTTTGAAGTGATAGCCAGCGGTTATCCAGAGAAGAATGAATGTTTATTCGGCGGTTATAATCCAATGCCCATTGGAGTGCCACCAGAGACATTGAACCCACCTAACTATGAACTTTACGAATATAATCCAGAAGATAGAAAGAGAGCCGCTGATTGGTATTATTACGCTACCAGCGCTGCAGATTATGAAAAGGCCAAGACAGAGAATTACGCGTTACCTTACTGGAAACCAGATTGTGGTTACATTTGCTGGGTGAGTGAGAGTTACAAAATAAAGGAAGTGGATTATGGTGTAATACCGATTGGAAAGATAAGACCACCAAGTGGAGCTTACGCGTTACAGGAGGCGTTAAAAGCTGGTCATGATAGAGTAGAGGTATTTGGATTTGATTCATTGGCTGGAGTGTTCTCTACATCTAGTCAGTTGGCTTTCAAAGAACATGATACAGATAATGATACAATACAAAATCGAATGGATGAGTGGACAACCTTCTATAAAACTGTTACAGAACATTATAATGAAATTGAGATAATATGGCATACGAACAAGGATTGATATTAATTCCGGCCAGATATGACAGCCATAGACTGCCTGGTAAAGCTTTAAAAGATATAGCTGGTAAGACGATGATTCGTAGAACCTATGAAAGATCTATACTTTCTGGTTTAGATGCTATGGTGATAACCGATGATAAACGAATACTACTTGAGTGTATGAGATATGATATTCCAGCTGACTTAATTACAGAACCTTGTAAAACTGGAACTGACCGCGTGGCAAGATCTTTTATGAAGATGGACTATTCAGTATCATGGGTTATCAATGTACAAGGTGATGAACCTTTTGTTAATCCAGATGATATATTGAAGGTGGCTGACCAAATGGAAAATGGAGATCATCGTGAGGTTGTTAATGGTTTGTCACCTATCACTAACAAAGAAGATTTTTATGATGAAACTATTCCAAAGATGATTTCATGGGATGGTCTTTTAAAGTATGCATCAAGAGCACCAGTACCTTATCCTTACGGGCCTACTAAAGAGTTATGGAACAGAGAAGGAAAACAACAAGTATGTATCTATGGGTTTAGAAGATACCACCTTGAAAGATTTTTGTCTAGAGATAAAACACTTCATGAAGCGTCTGAGGATATTGAGATACTAAGATTTTGTGAAATGAATATTCCAGTAAGAATGTTAGATCTTGAAGGAAGTCCAATTCATGTAGATACACCAGAAGATCTAGAACGTGCTCAAATTATAGCAAAAGATTACAATTAACAAAATAGGAGAATAACTAATGAGTGATCCTTTTAGTGAACAAATAGCTGCACAAAGACAAAAAGCTATAGAAGAAACCAGAGCATGGGTAAGGGCGTGGGAGCCTGATCAAAGAGAAATGGTACTTTGGATTTTAGAGGAAGAAGTACGACATGACAAACTGATGAACTTTGAGCATGAAGATGGTAATAAAACAAAATCTGAAAAAATAAACTAATGATTATAGAGGGTGCAATATGGTTTTTACCTTGGCTGACAGAAGCATGGCTGTGGACTAATTCAGTTTACATCGCAATAACTTCTTCAATCATCTATCATTGGGATAAACCGCATGGATGGTGTGATACACATTCACAAGGGTACGATAGTGTTTTTTATTGTCTATGAACAAGAGAAAAAATTATGAATATTAATGAATTTATTGAAAAAAATGATAAATCAAAATAAAATATTAATTTTTATTTTAATGTTGTCATCATGTAGTTATTATCCTTGCCCCAAAAAATATATAGGATCTGGTGAAATATATCTACATTGTAAGTTAGATTATGGGGCTAAATGGGTATTGAAGGAAAAATGAAAAATGCCACTTGATAGTCAACAAAAAATAATGGAGTGGCTCTGGGGAGTTGAAGAGACACGACAAGTAATGGGAATACTTAAAGGTAGAAAGAAGAAAAAGAAAAAAAATATGAAAAAAGCATTTGTTCTAGGAAATGGCCCCGATAGACCAACAAGTAAAAAATGGTTAGATGAATTAGAGGGAGTTACTTATGGTTGTAATGCAATGTATCGTGATTGGAGTCCTGACTTTTTAGTTGCCAATGATTGGGCTATGATGGTAGAGATAATAAATTCTGATTATAAAGGAAAGTGTGTCTTTACAGATTATGAAGAATTACCAATAGAAGCTCTTGAGGGGATAAGATACTTACCTCAATATGAAACAGCAGTTCATATTGGAAAACCACAGGATTCTAGTTCATTTGTTTTTATGGGGCATAAAACATATAATCAAAGTAATAGTCAATATCACCTTATATGGTTAGATGAAAGTTTACGACACATAAGATGGAATCTAAAACCT